TCCTTGAAATCCTTGAAATCCTATTGGTCCTTGTGGTCCTTGAAATCCCTCTGGTCCCATTAAATTTGTAGCTACTTGAGACCAATTATTCCAACTAGGCCCTGTATATACATAATAAATTCCAGTATCAACATTAATGTAATGATCGTTTGAATTTAAAGTAATTAATGAAAGATTAGTTGAATTTTCTATTACAACAGGATTGCTTCCTGGCGTACCATGCCCAGAATACCAAGTGGTTCCTGGTCCAAGCATACCTTGAAATCCTTGAGCACCTTGAACGCCAGTAGCACCTTGAGCACCACCTGTATTTCCTTGAGCACCTTGAGTGCCGACATTTCCTTGAGCACCTTGAGTGCCGACATTTCCTTGAGCACCTTGAGTGCCGACATTTCCTTGAGCACCGCTTCCTGTATTTCCTTGGGCACCTTGAGCACCGGCATTTCCTTGAGCACCGTTTCCTGTGTTTCCTTGGGCACCCTTAGCACCTTGAGCACCTTGAGCACCACCTGTATTTCCTTGAACACCTTGGGCACCTTGAGCACCGGCACCTTGAGCACCTTGGGCACCACCTGTATTTCCTTGAACGCCTTGGGCACCTTGAGCACCACTTCCGGCTGCACCTTGAGCACCTTGAGCACCACCTGTGTTTCCTTGAACACCTTGAGAGCCTTGAACACCGGCATTTCCTTGCACGCCTTGAAATCCATCATTACCCGCAATACCCGATGAACCTTGAACACCTTTGGCTCCCTGGACACCTTGATGACCTTGAACTCCAAGTTTTCCTTGCGGACCAGTACCTTGAGCACCCATTGCTCCTTGAGCACCAGTGTCGCCTTGAGCACCTTCGCCAGCATCGCCTTGATAGCCACGCTTTCCTCTGTTGCCTAATTTTCCTTGTGCTCCTTGAGAGCCTTGGCTTCCGGTCAAACCAGTTTCACCTTGATAGCCTTGATGACCTTTCGCTCCTTGTGCTCCGTCTGTCATTTTACCTCTTAAATTTTATCAAATTCAGACCAAATTATTTTTTCATCATCGCCCGAATCATAAATTACATAATTCATGTGATTTTCTATAGCGGCATCTATAAGTGCTTTTGTTTGTTGAGCATTTATTGCCATCTTTTCGTTATGTGCATATATTTTGTCTGCATAATATATAATTCTTGCCCATCCTTTTGCCCACATTTGATCTATGCTTAATCCTAAAGACTGAGCGTAATCTCCATGATTTTTTCCCATTAGAGGAACAAATTTTCCCTGAGGAGATAACCAAGAGTGCAGTAGCTCTCTATTTTCTGTAATTAGCCATTCTTTAAAATTTTTCATTTAATATATTTATCTTTTTGGCTCAAAATAAATCAAACGCATCTAAAAATAATAGAAAACCTGTGCCCAGACACAGGTAAAAGTTCGTGCGTCCATTGGTTTCTAATTTCTCCGCTCATAGAAATTAAAGACCTTCTTGGCAAATCAACAATAAAAGATTCTTCTTTTTTTGCAAATTTCATTTGAGATTCATGCCCTAAACTAATAATTGTTATCACTGGACCACTATTTTGATTATCAATATGTGCAGGCATAGAATTGCCATATACATATTCGTTTATAGAAATAGATTTTGGAGTTCCAATAGTAGTTTCTGCGGTTATTTTCTCCGCTAATTCTTGTAGAAAAAAAGGAATCTCATCTGAGAGATTATTATTGTGATATGGATGTTTAGGTCCAAATCTCCAAACAGAATTCCTCAGATGAGATTTTTGATCTTTAATTGATTGATATTGTTGAATAATAGATAACAATTCGTTTTCTTTTTCTTCTGAAATAAATTCGGCTACGAATTGTAATCCTAATTCATTAGTCATCAGTATACCAATCTCTAATTTGCCATTCGTTTCCATCACTTATGATTGTCATGTGAACATAAGAACTAGAAAAGTTATATGGGCTACCATAAATGTCATTTATTGTTACGGTGTGTCCACTAGTTCCTCTGCTTCTAAAATAAACAGAACGACCCACCATTGTGCTTGCCAAAGGTAAAATTAAAGTATAATCATCATCAAATGTGCAAAATACTGCTTCTACATTGGAATTGATAGTATCTCCGTCATTATCAGAAGATGAAAATAATACATTGCTGACATTAGATTTAGGCAATACTTTATCTCCTGCTTCGCCTAATCCATGTCCTTCGCTTGTTGTTGCTCCCATTTTTTCTCCTTAAATAAAGAAAGCCAATTTATATACTATTAATATTGACAAAAAAAATACAATGTGATACATTGCTTTGATGATTAAAATAATTGGTCCAAAATCAACAGAAAAAAAATATATTGATACAACTTCAAGAAGTTCTAACTGGAGCAGAGGCTTGAGTCCTTTTTTCTGCGGACCAGTAAAGTTGTATGAATACTATGAAGCCAAGAATGTAGAAAACGCTTGGCAGTATTCTAAAGTTTATGAAAAATATGCCAACGAAAATGGACCAACTGAAGATTATTTTATTTGGGCAATTTATGGTTGGAATAGCCAACAGGCTCAAAGATACCCAATGGGAAAGGGAGCAAAGCCTCTTTATTCTTATTGGGATGGCGAAAAATTAGATTATGTAGAAGCAAGAAAAAAAATTTATATTCCGCTTTATTCTAACGCCGTGAAGAAAACAGAAGCGTTTGCTAAGCTAAGCGAAATATATCAAAAAGAAGGAACGATTACTCTTTGGGATTTTGATGGATATAATCATCATGCTCTTAATATGAGCTATAATGATGTAATAAATTGTTCGACTAAAAAAATGGGTCATGCTTTTGTTTTAGCCATGTTGTTAGACAAATATATTTGAAATTCTTCTTCGCTATATTTGTTTGCTTTGGACAAATTCTCTGGTCCTGGCATTGGTCTCAAATTTTCTAGAGAATTAATTATTTTTAAATCTAATATATTATGGTCTAAAAATGCCTGAATTGGCATTATGTGGTCCACATGCCATATCTTATCTTTACATTTCTCGAAATCAGGGTGATTTAAAATATGACTTTGTAATTGTTGTGGTGTATATCCCAATAATTCGTGAGTATGTCTAGTTTTAGTTTGTCCTGTTGCTTCCATAAACCTTTTAATGTGTTGACCACATATCTTGCGAAATTTTTTACGCATTCTTACGGCCTCTCTATCTGGATCATACATATAACATTTGTCCCCAGAGATTTTCGCAGAGCCACATTTTTTGCAATTAGGACATTTTTTAAAATTAGTCCAATAAGCTTCAGAGTTGTTTCCACATTGACAAATATATTCAATGCGAGTTTTTTTATTTTTAATCCAAGATTTAATAAATTGGCAATTGTTTTTTAAGCAAAAATTAGTTAATTCATCTTCTGTAGTGCGAAAATTTTTTGAATTTACTTTTGCTTTACATTTTTGGCATTTTCTTCCTTTTTGGACATGAGATAGTCTAATATTGACTTTATTGCCGCAAACACAAATGGCTAGCATAGGAGTATTGTTACTAATATATTTATTTTCTAATAATTTGAACCCATTTTTTTCAAATATATAATTTACTTTATCTAAAGTGAATTTATTAGCTCCACCACTAGGCATAATGTCCTTTATATTCTTGTTTGTGTATTGTTAATCATAACAAAAAACCCTGTTGTTTCCAACAGGGTTTTCGTTGTTTTTATGTGTAAAATTACACAATAAAGTTGGCAATTGAAAGTCTTGCGTAGAATTTTGCCCCTTCTCTCAACAACTTCTTGCCGTAGCGGGTCAAAATTCCCTTACGTGGGCAGAAGCTTTCTGGGTCAAGAACTACTGGAGTTTGAGTTAGAGGAACGTATGGGCAGTAGAAGTATCCGCTGTCCATGTAGCTGTCACCCTTGTAACCCATCAACAATTGTCCGGTTGGGAACAATGGGTCTTTGTAGATTCTCCAACGGTTGTTTACGGTTCCAACGTATTGGATACCCAAGCTTCCGGTGAAAGAATCAGATGCAGCAGGAGCGAAACCAGCAGTAGCAGTTTCAAAGATAGATGCAACTTCAGGAGAAGTTACGATCCAGTTTGCACCACCACGTAGGGTCTTTCTGTGGACTACGTTAGTTACTTCAACGACTTTGACATACAAAGATTCATATTTTTCTTTGATGGTGTCGCCCAAAGCAGTGTTGAAATCCCAAGAAGCGACAGTACCAGCGTTGTTACGCAAGTCGGTCAAAACTTCACGGTCGATTTCTAGATTGATTTCTTGAGCAAGAACCGAGGTTAATTCGATTTCTGCTTCCAAGTTGTGTTGGCTACGCAAGTCTTGTTGTGCTTCATAGCTCCATACTGCCTTCAATTTACGGGTCTTGGCAACGATTTCTTCAGATTCAACAACTAGGTTGATTTCTGGAAGGTCTTGGTTGCACTCCATGTTGTATTCGTAAGAAACAACAGCGTGGTTTGGACCTGGAGCAGAACCCCAAGTGAAGGTCATTTCTCCGGTGTCAACGTCTAGAGAACCAGCGGTGACTTTAGGAGATGGAGAACCAATATCGGTGAAGGTAAAGGTTCCTGCTTGATTGACAACGAAGGTTTGAATTGCCACAGTGCCGTCATAGATGGTTCCAGTTACGGTTCCGGCTACAACAGGAGTGTGCTCGAAAGCAGTGAATACAGCAGCAGTGTCGCCACCATCGTCAGTGCTTGTGGTTTCATTGTTTACAAAGCTGCTGGAATACCAAATGTCGAGGTTTGCATCACCGGATGCTTTTTGCATCATGGTGTTTACATCATCGCCTGGGAATCCGCCATTGTTGCTAGCACCACGAGTTGCACCCTTGTTGCTAGAGTAACGGAATCTTAGGTAGTATACCAACCCGGTTGGTCCCAACAATGGTTGAACAGAGACTAGCTTGTTCGAAATCAATTGTGGGTAAATACGACGAACCAAAGGAATCGAGATTCTCTTGAATTGAGCAATATCACTGGTGTCAGTAGATACTTCATTTACAAGTCTTTGGTTTTCCAAAAGAACGGAAGTGCATTTGCGGAGATAGGAGTCATTTAAACCTTCTAGCAAGCCGGTTTCCGTCCATACATTTTCAAGCTCATTAGCTTCATTTAAAAATTTAGAATTAGCGTTCATTTTTTCCTTTTTTGGACGTTAAAAATATAACATTACTTTTTCTTGTTTGCTCCAGCGAGTGCTCTTGCGGCTTCCAAATACGTTGGATCGAATAGCTTGCTGGCTTTGGTTTCTTCTACAGAAACAGTTCCTTCGTTGGTAACTGGTTCAGGAATGATACCTTCGGTAATTTGTCCTCTCCCCGTTACATTCTGTGCTTTTTCAACTCTTTCTTTCTTTTCTTCGGTTTGTTTAACAACCGCTTGTTCTACAATAACCTCTTCTTTGGCCTTGACGGCTTCGTTGAGCTTCTTGTTTTCCATAGACAATCTGATGTTGCGAGCTTCCAAAATCTTTTGTTGAGCTTTAGCATCTTCAACTGCCTTAGATAGATCATCGACCTTCTTGCTGGTGGCAAGAGCAAAATCTTCATCAGTGATGTATTCAGATACGGTTTCAACAACACGATCCAAAGTCAACTTGTGCTCTACCATGCTTGGGTCATTCATTACGTCACGACGAGCATTTTCGTACATTTCTACGGTTTTGCTTTGCAAGTATTGGTCAATCATGTCAACCATGTATTCTTTCATTTCTTGCAATTTCTTGTCGTAATCTTCGTACATTTCAAGTTCTAGTTTTTCGTTTTTGCTGCGTTCGGCTAGAATCATTTGCCATGCTTCTTCATAGCCTTCTTCCATCGCCTTTTCAAATTCAACACGTTGAACTTCTTGACGATTACGCATTTCTTCGATGATGGCATAAGCTTCTTTGTAGCCCTCTTCAGCAGTTGCTTCAGCGGCCTTCAATTCTTTTGCCAACTCTGCATAAGCTTCTTCAAGCTTAGCGTTGTATTCGGTGTCCATATCAGTCTTGAGTTGGGACTTAGCTTCAGCCAATGTCTCCTCGACGGCGGCTGCTATCTGCTTAACTTGATCTTCGGGTAGCAGGCTCCCGAGTGCTTCCAATATTTTATTCATTAGCTCAACCTCGCTTTTAATTCATTGGCTTGTTTTTCTACAATTCCACGCAAACATGCCAATACAAGTTCTTTGCTTATATTGTTATTTATACTTCTG